GTGATTCGTCCTACGCAAGTCAGATCTACGGTAGCACTCTTGCCATTTTTACGGCGTAAGTAAGTAATGTTGCGATATCTTCTTATTGGCATCGTTCTTGTGTCCACAAAGGAGATCTGCAAAGAAGTTTTCAAGAAAAATACACATGGTCCAATTTTTATCCTGTGTAGGCGTATCGTCCAAAATGGATTCATTTCATCCAGTCTAAGGGTAGAGTAGGTGGTTAATAAAATGTCTTCTTCCAACAAGTTCGATCTGATGGCTAGCACGAAGTACCCTATCACGGAGGAGATGAGCATCCCGGACCGCCGCGACCAGTTGAAGAAGCGGACGATCTACGTACAGAGGCTCCAGGAGTGCGAGATGATGCCTGCATACTACGCAGCCACGCCCATTGGACCGATGCCGTGCCACTGTGAGCCTCTGATGGAGGAGGACACGAAGGGGTGGCAGATTGTGAAGAAGAAGATCCGGGTCAAGAAGGTCAAGACCCACGAGGATCTCGAGGAGGATGCGAATCTGGAGGGGTGGGACGATGTGGTCCACTATGGGCGCGGGTCCTACACAAGCGTGGGGCAGACGAACGAGCACAATGGGGCACTGTTCGACATCGGGAGCAGGTTCTAACGCTTACACACTACAATGCTAAACTATATGGTGCTATAGTCTAGTGGTTAGGACAGGAGGCTTTGAACCTCCGAACCCAGGTTCGATCCCTGGTGGCACCAACACCGGTATGGTCTAGTGGTTAGGATAGGGCTCTTTCACAGCCTTGGCTCGGGTTCGATTCCCGGTACCGGTAAACCTAATTTATTTTTATTTGCGCTATTAGCTCAGTGGATAGAGCGCGGGACTTCTAATCCCGAGGTCGTGGGTTCAATCCCCACATGGCGTATTTTTGCGACACTAGCTCAGTGGTAGAGCATGGTCCTTATGAGGCCATAGTCGTGGGTTCAATCCCCACGTGTCGTATCATCGCATTAGCTCAGTTGGTAGAGCACGGGCCTTTTAAGCCCGTAGTCGCGGGTTCGAGCCCCGCATGCGGTAACTCATTTTAGATCGGTTAAAACTGACCGTCTAAAACGGATTTGATAGGGCTAAAAAATCTGACGGTGGGGGGCGCTTCATCATCATCATCATCATCATCATCATCATCATCATCATCATCATCGAACGGAAAGAATGGAAGGACACGTCATCTGCAATTTCATCAAGAAGGTTGACTGCGAGCCCTGTAGGGTCGTTCTCCCCGCAGGACAGCACGTGTGCGGGACTCACGCGCCCATCAAGGAGCGCTGCGGGATTCACACACCGGGAAGGTGCGAGTATGTCGTCGGGACTGGGGCAGACACGCGCTGGTGCCCTGTAGCAGTCGTTGACGGAGATCGCCTGTGCCTTATGCACGCACAACGACGCGTGCGCGAGCGAACACGAGCGCTTGCCGCTGCAGAGCGGGAGGTCGCGGCTTTTCGCGCACACGCCCGCCTAGACGACGAGATAGAGAATCTCCTCTTACAGGCTAGGCTCGGACCTGCGGCATTCGCGGCTGCACTTGCAGCCATGGATCCCGGGATAGTGCCACCCGTACACGCACCCGCTCCCCTGAACCCACTTCTGCACTTCGTCAATGACGCGCAGAATGTTCACACCGCAGTCGTGGTTGCGCAGACCAACGAGGGGGAGGAGAAGCTACTGTCTGTTCCGACAGACGGGCTTCCAGTGGGAATCAAGGTTCTAGTGTTCTTTGCAGAGCGTGCACCGAACATACAGAGCTTTCTGCGAGTGGCAAATGATGTCGAACAGTGGTATTCGACAGAGACGTGCCGGCGCGCAGGAGACAAGCTGTATGCCCGGACTCTCGAGGGGTTGTGGACACTCATCGAGCAGCAACCGGAGACAGAGCGCGCAGAGCTCAAGATCCGACTCTGGGAGGAGGCAAGTGACTCAGTTGGGATGTGCTGCGAGGGGCACATTGCGCGCCTGGTCAACGTGATGTCCGGATTTGACGAGGCATTCCATCCGCGCGTGTCGTCTGGAGAAGTTATCCAGAGCAAGATTGCGGAGATCGCGGCATCAGTCCTGTCGACAGAGGACAAGATCGCACAGGCGCGTGCGTTCATGACGGAGCTGTCCCTGACCGAGGAGGAACAGGCTCCGTGGCTGGAGGCTCTGGCGTGAACAGAGTCAAAAACAAAAAAACTTTTTACATCGTATAAAATGGATTTCGGCGCGCAAGAAAGAAGACATAGCATCGAACAATATGGCACTCTCTAACTCTGATCTTGACGAGCTCTACGCAGCCTACACAATGGACAACTTCAAGCGCTTCGAACAGGCATGCGTTGACATGTTTGTCAAGTTCTGGGTTCACAGGATCCCAGTCGACATCAAGGAACAGCTTCTCGAGGCTATTCGCAACTCACGAACTCGCAAGGACATGTGGGTGCGGTTTCGCACGTTCATCCCGTCGAATCACGAGGTTGTGATTGACGGGCGAATCCTCTCCTCTCAGCACATCATCCACAGGACGGACGCACTCACGCAGATTGCGACGGCAATTGGGAATCACATCCGCGTCCGCCCAGTGACAGACGAGGACGGGCTCATCTTCCTCCGCATCGAATACTGGCCCCCGCGACAGGTCATCAACAACCCGGAGGATGACATGCCGCACCTGGAGTAGATACAGTGGAAAAGTAAAGACATACATCAATCTTTTTTTATTCTGAGTTTTGATGGCATCAAGTGCTAATAGATCGTATCGTCTAAAATAGATTTTTGAGGTCTAGTAAAGTAGGAAGCGGGTCGACAAAATGGCACTTCCTACTCTCTACTGCAAGTCAAAGACTGGAAAGACACAGGTATGGAATATCGAGACAATTGATGCGACAATCCGCGTGTCCTATGGATACGAGGGAGGAGCGGTGACGGTAACGGAGAAGACAATCGAGAAGGGGAAGAACCTTGGAAAGAAGAATGCCACGACGCCTGCTCAACAGGCAACAGCAGAAGCAAAGTCCACATGGGACAAGAAGAAGACCGGGGGATATGCGGAGTCCCTAGATGATGCACATGTGCCCGGGGTAGCGGATGCGGCAGCAGTTGCGGCACACGAAGCGATCTTGCCGATGCTGGCACACGACTACCACAAGCGTGGAAAGGACATCAAGTTCCCCTGCTATGTACAGCCAAAGTTGGATGGGGTTCGCTGTATCTTCAAGAACGGAGTCCTGACGAGCCGGCAGGGAAAGGTGTTCCCGAATATGAACCACATCACAAAGGATCTCGAGGATGTCGAGTTGGTTCTGGATGGAGAGCTGTATTCGGACACACTGACCTTTCAGGAGTTTGTGGGGCTGGTTCGCAAGAAGAAGCACAATGCGGATGAGAAGGTTCTTCTGAAGCAGGTCAAGTACTGGGTGTATGACTGCGTGAATGACAAGCCGTTTGAGGAGCGCCACGCAACCCTTCGGGAGATGTTCGTGAACCACGTGCATTTGTATCCGTTTGTCTACCGCCTCACTACGGAAGAGTGCAAGACCAAGACCGAGCTGAAGGGATTTCACGATCGATTTGTCGCAGAGGGATCAGAGGGACTGATCATCCGCAACAAGGCTGGACTGTACCAGCTTGCCGCCCGCTCGAAGGACCTGCAGAAGTATAAGGAGTTTGAGGATGCCGAGTTTGTAGTAACCGGATTCACAGACGGAGAGGGATCCGAGAAGGGGCTTGTCATCTGGGTCTGCGAGACCGAGGACAAGAAGAAGTTCAGCGTGCGCCCGCGCGGAACCCACGAGGAGCGAGCAGAACTCTTCAAGGATGGAGATTCGTATGTCGGGAAGAAGCTAACGGTGCGCTACCAGGAGCTCACAGATGATGGGATTCCTCGGTTTCCGGTCGGGATCGCGTTCCGCGACTACGAGTAGAACAAAAAACAATTTTTAACTTTTACCCGCTTAAAGGTAAGGAGGATGGATACAGTAGTGAAGATGTCTGACCATATCTACGTAACGAAGCGCAATGGGAAGAAGGTACCGGTTTCCTTCAATGAGGTCTTGACTCGCATTCAGCGTCTTGCAGATGGACTTACACACGTGAACCCTGACTTGGTAGCACAGAAGGTTTGCAATCAGATTCAAGACGGAATTAAGACTTCAGAGCTTGACGAGTTTGCCGCAGAGACGTGTGCAATGATGCAGGCGCGTTATCACCCGAACTACGGTAAGCTGGCCGCACGTCTGATCATTGATAATCACCAGAAGATGACGAATGATGGACTGTTTAGCGTAGTGGATGGACTTCACGAGATGGGACTTGCATCGTATGACTACTGGCGGTGTGCGGATGACTACCCAAATGAGTACCAGGCAATGTTTGATTTTTCTCGTGACTTCATGTTTGACTATTTTGGATTCAAGACCCTGCAGAAGGGTTACTTGCTTCCTGGTGAGCGCCCACAGCATATGTGGATGCGCGTGGCAATCCAGCTTCATGGCACTGATTTCTCCCGTGTTAAGGAGACGTACGATGCTCTGTCACAGGGATTTTTCATTCACGCCACGCCAACCCTGTTTAACTCGGGAACCAAGCATCCTCAGTTGAGCTCGTGTTTCTTGGTTCATATGCAGGACGATTCGATTAAGGGCATATATGAGACACTGGGTGAGTGTGCACAGATTTCCAAGTGGGCGGGTGGCATTGGTCTGTCTGTTCACAATATCCGCGCTCGCGATGCAACCATCAAGGGTACGAATGGTAAGTCGACGGGACTGACGCCAATGCTCAAGGTCTTTAACGATACAGCAAAGTATGTGAATCAGGGTGGCAAGCGTAACGGTTCATTCGCTATCTATCTTGAGCCGTGGCATGCGGATATCGAGGAGTTCCTGCGTCTCAAGCTCAATACTGGAACGGATGATGAGCGTGCCCGCGATCTCTTCTATGGACTATGGATTTGCGACCTGTTTATGCAGCGTGTGGAGCAGGATGGCAACTGGTCGCTGTTCAGTCCAGATACGTGTCCTGGGTTGTCGGATTGTTGGGGCGACGCATTCAATGATCTGTACTGTGGATATGAGCAGAAGAAGCTTGCTGTGAAGGAGATTCCTGCCAAGAAATTGTGGCAGATGATTGTAGATGCGCAGATCCAGACTGGTGGACCATATCTGCTGTACAAGGACGCGTGTAATGCCAAATCCAATCAGCAGCACCTTGGAACCATCAAGTCCTCAAATTTGTGCACCGAAATCATTGAGTACACCTCCCCCGAGGAGACGGCGGTCTGCAACCTCGGGTCTCTGGCTCTCCCCAAGTTTGTCCAGCGGAGCTTCGCAGCTGACGGTGAGTATCGCTTCAACTTTGAGGAGCTTCGCAAGTACACTGCCATTCTCACTCGGAACTTGGATCTTGTCATTGACCAGACCTACTATCCCACGGAGAAGTGTAAGCGTTCCAACCTCCGGCATCGTCCCATCGGAATCGGAATCCAGGGACTTGCCGATGTATTTGCAATGCTCCGTCTCCCCTGGTCATCCCAGAAGGCGGCAGACCTGAACCGTGAGATCTTTGAAAACATCTACTTTGCTGCTGCTACGACGAGTATGCTCAATGCATCTACAGATACCTGGCGTGGTCTCGAGCTCAATGCCAACAAGGCGTATCCGTCATTTGAGGGATCTCCGATGAGTCAGAGCAAGATGCAGTTTGATCTCTGGGGCGATAGACCGAAGTCTACCTATCTCGACTGGGACAAGCTTCGTAAGCTGTGTGCGGGTGGTATGCGCAACAGTCTTCTGGTCGCCCCGATGCCGACTGCGTCTACCTCGCAGATTCTGGGCAACAATGAGTGTTTTGAGCCGTTCACATCTAACCTGTATTCTCGTCGCGTGCTATCGGGTGAGTTTATGATTGTGAATAAGTATCTGGTGGAGGATCTGGTTGCACTTGGTCTATGGACATCAGATGTGCGCACGTCGATCATTGCCAATAACGGGTCTATTCAGACGATGCTTGAGCTTCCCGCCGAGATTCGCGAGCTCTACAAGACGGTATGGGAGATCCCGATGAAGACACTCATCAATATGGCTCGTGATCGCGCCCCGTTCATCTGTCAGTCACAGTCTCTGAATCTGTTTCTGTCCGAGCCTACTCCGTCCAAGGTGTCGTCTATGCATTTCTATGCATGGAAGGCAGGACTGAAGACTGGATGCTATTATTTGCGTACAAAGGCGGCTGCCAAGGCGCAGCAATTTACTGTCGAGCCCCCTGCATGTCTTTCCTGCTCGGCGTAAAATTGTATTGGGCTTAGAACAAACAAATGTCCGCTCATACTGCTGGTGTTATTACTCCTAGTGGAACTGCTGCCGTTGCCACCAAGACTGGTGGTGCCGTTCTCTACTCGCCTGCTTCAGTCGGTGGTCGTCGTCGCCGCGGAACTAAGAAGATGACGAAGAAGGTCAAGGCGATGCTCAAGAAGATGAAGCTGATGGGAGGCGAGGAGGAGGGAGAGTCTATGATGATGCCGGCAGAGGAGGAAGGTGGGCGCCGTCGCCGTCGTCGCCACACTCGTCGCCGCCGTCACTCGCGCGCCGGGCTGTTTGCGTAAATAAGTATTCGCGCTGAGCTTCAGCGCTTAGCTGTGTTTTTGCAAATGCCATCGCGTAACGTGCGACTCCCTGTGCATAGTCGTCGTGTTCTACAAGATACGTAATGACATCCCGTAGATTCGATAGGTCGTACTTAACCGACACATAATGATATCCCTCAATCAAAAACTTACGAAACCACCAATCATTATCAGGATGTGTGACCAAAACTGGTACAGATCCTGATGCGAATACCCATTGAAGGGCAGATGCAATACAGTTGCCATCAAGGATCAAGATGTACTTGTGATGAAGATGATCTTGGAGGCTTCGCGCGTCATCATAGAACCGTGTGTCTTCGGGAAAGATAAGTCGACCCTGATGTTCTTGATTCATATTGACATTGCGAGTCAGCTTGACATCGGCGTGCTCAAAATCGTGAAGGTCCCAGACAACATGAGTTCGCAGAGTTGGTGCGAGACCGCCTGAAAGACAGCCCCGCCAATATGCGATTGACTTCTTCTCCTTCCACGGGATATGTTGAGTGCGCGTAGAAACTACGTGCCAAACTCCATGAACAAAGGATTCATCATCAAGTGGGAGAAGGATCGCCTTTGGATGAGAAACTCCTCGAGTACACAAAATACCCACGACATGATACTGATCGGCAAGTCTGTTCAAATCTGCTTGGTCTCGCAAGGCAAGTGTCAGATTCTGTTCAGGTACAAATCCATCTGCTTGGACTACACATACATTTGGTACAAGCTCGACCAGTTTTCGCACGATTGCTCCATCAAGATGACACATCGAAAAAGCATTTGCCCACACCCAGTCGTGTCCGTCTGTATACCGCTCAAGATGAGCCATTATTAGATAGAGTCTCCAATCTCTGTAACTAACGTGAATAGCTCGTCAGAGAATCCATAGTGACATCCGTTGGGTTCCGCCATTGGAGGTGCCTTTCGCGCAGAGGTATTCTTCTTGTGAATCAAGCTCACAATGATATCTTGTGGAGACATCTCGCGACACTGCTGTTCACGACCACGAACAAATCCACCGCCCTCGGCAATCTGCTGATCGGGGAACTTGCCAGCACCCCAGAATGCACGAGTGAAACAGAGCGTCGCTTCGGATACACGCTCGTACATCGGAAGCTTAGTCGGAGGGACATTCATAAACGACTTGGTCTCGTGGATATTGTAGCAGGGGATCACGGTCGAGAACAGACACTCCTTGCGAGGACTGGCAAGCATGTGAGCCACGCGAGCAAGCAAACTATTGCTGGGATATACATCGTCATCATCCATTGTCACGAGGATGTCGTAAGATGCGTGCTCCACGGCAAGATTCCGCTTGGCACCGATCGTCAGAGGCTCATCGGACAGAATATACTTGACATTCGGAAAGTCTGTAATCAGATCCTTGATCTGATCCTTGCCATCGTCAACCACAACCCACTCAATCTTCTCGGCGGGGTAGGTCTGAGCAATCAGACCATACTTGACTAGGGGAATGAATACACGGCGATCACGGGTGATTGTAATGACCGAAATATACGGGAGATCGTCCTCCTTCGGTAGACGCTTCTCAAGTGAGTAGGTCTCAAGCCCGGCTGTCACGGACTTGATCGCTGCCTCAATTGCAATCAAGAAGTTCTGATGTCTGGACTCGTAGCGGAGACGGTTTGAGCGACTCTCATTCCGCTTCTGATGATAGTTCATAGTCACGTACATTGCAAGTGATTCTGTTATAGACCCAACCTCTACATCTTCTAAGACACCCAAGCACTCGGGATGAGGAATCGACTTCGAGGTCGAAACCCAGAGAGCAGTATGCGTCAGCTCACGAAATGGCTCGATGCAACTGAGAAGCAGCATACACTCTGCAGACATACCCTCATTGACCGCATGACAGAATCCCTCGGCAGCAGATGTGCAGATCAGAAGTCCACAGTCTGCCATCAGCTGATCGTATTCCTTCTCAGACATACGTTCTGAATGAACCACAAACTTAGAGTCAACTGACTCGGGGATCTTGGGAACCTGAACATCATAATAGACAAGGTCAACTACAGGAAGATTGGTAAAAAGTTCAGGATTCGTCTGCTGGATCCGCATATACGCTTGCACAATCGGCTTGGGGTGACGCCACATATTCTTGCCAATCGGTACCAGTGCACGATTGTAATCCTTCTTCTCAGGAACTGTCTTGTCTACCGAGGTCCAGTTAATGTACCGAACTGTACCCCATGATGCAAAGAGCTTCTCAGCTTCGCGTGTCTTGACCCAGATCTCATCTACCATCTTGCCATACGGCTCCCACGCCTTCTGTGTCCACTCGGGATGAGGAATCCAAACATTCTTTGCAGCATATTGGAAGAGTGCTGAATTAATTGACTCTACAAAGAAGTTGATCTCTGCCTCCTCACACTGAGGATGAAAATGAGGAACGTGACGGATGACCGTCTCCTTCCCCAGCGTATGATAAACCATACCATGTAAGATATGGATGTCTTGGGCTAACCCAAGAGAGTTTGTATTGCCAATAATATTGACGCGCATTTCCCTACTTAGAGGTTGCGCCTTGTAAACTTGTTTGATGAACGCTTCTTGCAGGTCCGAGCGCGACCATTGACCATGCGCTTCCAAGACGCTACATCGCGAGGTGCACTGTGAGTAAAATTGATAGGACGGTCACGAAACCATACCGGCTTACCGATTGCAAGATACGAAGCTGTGGGTGCAGACTCGACTTTCTCACCATAGGTCTCGCCAAACCCTACACACTTAACAAGCATCTCAGTAGATCCAAACCCATATGTCTTTTCCGTGGGATCTGTCCGATATGCTCGATCATCGAGTAGCCAGACCTTTCCATCCCATGCAAAGTTGTCAATAGGACGAAAAATGTCCATCCCGGTGTCCCAGATGAACCAGCGTCCCGAGTGAAGAAATGTATGTCCCTGGAACTTAACCAACATTACAAAGTAGTCAGACTTAGATAGAAAATGTTAAACGAGATGTAATGAGTGGATGTGTCTATCTTATCCGAAATACACTTAATGAAAAGACATATGTTGGTCAGACCAGATTCCAGTCGCCGCTGCGACGTTGGAGCGTTCATGTCAATAATGCAAACAAGGGATCAACAAATGCAATTCACGCCGCTATACGTAAGTATGGGGTAGACGCATTTCTAGTCGAACTTCTATGTTGCGTTCCATGTGAGGCATTAAACAACATGGAAGCGTACTATGCAGAACAATATGGTTCGTATACCTGGGATATACCCGGTGGGTACAACATGGTGTGGTGCGGCGGCAGCAAGGTTGCCAGACGCGGAATCAAGATGAACGAGACAACACGAACTGCGATACGCGCAAGTCGCGTTGGAACTAAGCATACCGATGAAACAAAAACAAAGATATCTGTTGCGCTAAAGGGTAGAGTGATGAATCCAGAATCCGCTGCAATGTCTGCTGCATCTCGTACCGGTCGCAAGTGCGCGGATGAAACTCGTGCTAAACTATCAGTAAATGCGAGAGGTAGAGTCATTAGTGAATCACACCGTCATCAGATATCCCAGACCCTGACTGGTAGACAGGGTCACAAGCATTCACTAGATGTATGTAAACGTATATCTGAACGAATGAAAGAAAACAAACTCACCGTGGAATCGATTGAGAAGATGCGTCAGACAAAACTAGCCCAGAATCTAAGAAACATAAATAAGTCATCATATGGTAGCTCTATCTTGACAAGGGAACAGTGCGACGATATACGTAGACAGAAGGGAACCCAGACACAGAAGGAACTTGCAGCAAAGTATGGCGTCTCATTAGCACACTTAGGTCACATCCAACGGTTTGACCCTTCAAAAAAATGAACGTAATTCCGAAGTCCGCGTTCCATAGATGTTTGTCATCACAGGGCGCTCGATGGGAGCCGGAAAGTCTTCAATATCCTTACGATAGTACTTGTATGCCTCAATTTCCACCAGAATGTTGTTGGCGCACCAACCAATCACACGGTTGTTGAGAAGCTGAAGTTCCTCAGATACACGGGACGGATCATTTTGAGAGTACTGCAGATAGTACGACCGCATCACTGTCTTCAGATCCGCCTCGCTCTGGGGACCGATCATGTAACGCTTGTTTCCACTCATCTGCAGAACAGCAGATGCAATCTCCGCTTGAAGATTGGCAAGGTTTGACTCGCTGAAGTAGATCGTGTTCAGGGGCGTGGACTCGTGGCGGTACTGCATTTGCTCGGCAACACGCGTAGGGACAACATACGGCTCCTGTGCCGTCATATGAAACGGAGGCAGGGTGGACTTCTCTTCATCACCGGACAGAGGTAGACGACCTGTGTGCTTCGGGGCATTCGGGATCGCCGTACCCGTGTAGAAATCTGACAGCGACTTGGCATTAGGATCGACAAGAGGAGAACTCATTGCTTTGTTATAAGACAATCTTTCCTCCAATGGCACCCGTATCCGGTTGGAGAATATCCAGTTCCAGGGTGTAGACAGGTTGCAGGGTAGCATTCATAAATTCAAGATTGGAGCCTACTAGCGAGTTGGGCTCCAGGATGGTGTAGGTTCCCTTATCAATTGATCCGGGATACGACGGCGTTACGTTTCCATTGTTGCCCGTCACAAAGAAGTTAGGAATGATGAACCCATTGTAGGAGGAGATGTAGGGTGCCGTGTGTGGCTGATTAGACGAAGAACGGGGCTGGTAAATACCATTTGAATCAGACACATAGTCGAGTAACTGAAGTACTGGGAATGTTCCTGTCAGCAAGGCGTTGACAAAGCGAGTCTTGTCAACGTCTTGAACTGCAAGATACGTCGACTTGATCATATTCAAAATAGTACCTGGATAGAATACGATACGATCGCCAATACGCATTTCATTGCCACTGAAGTACCTGAATTGAGGCGTAAAGCACCGGATGTACATTCCATCTGCATCTGTCTGCATCAGGGAGATGGACAGTGAATCATTATGCACAAACACATTGCCAATTGGATCTGACACGCTAACTTGAATACGCTGCAGATTTGTGATTGGACTTTGAAGGCGCAGAGCTTCTTCTCCCCACGGCTCATAGTCAAACTGCTGGACACCCACGGAGGTGTTGAACAACTGCTGCTGACGTTGCTTCTGGGTCATCACAGAGAACGATCTACGCATTGGCTCATTACCCCCTACATACTGACCAAAATACTCATTGAGATATAGCATCAAGTACGGGTATGTAGAAAATGTTGAGAAGGTAGTGTTGACAAGGTTGGATTGGATATTCGATGAGATGGATGCATTTGACCCAACAGGAATAATCGGAAGATCCAAGAACTGGCGCTGTGGCATCACTGCACGGACAAGACGGATAGCTGCTACATTACAAGGTGTGAAGACACTTCCAAACCCAGCACCTGAGGGAGCAATGTTATAACCCGTGTCAAATGCAATAAAGTTCCCGTTAGGAAGACTCGAATTGTAAGCAGGATACGGTGTGTTCGAAAGAGTCCATCCACGTGTGTTTGGGATTCCCGGAAGAGGCGTAGTGAGCGCTTGCTGTTCAGCTGCAAACGTCGGTACAAATGGATTGTTCGAATAGACCGGCGGATTGCTTGCATTGGAACTCTGAAGACCAAATGTAAAAATCAAATTTGAAAAAGGATTCGGTTGCTTGACCCAGTCTCGTTGGGAGGTGTCCATAACAACATATCGCTTTGCAACTGTCGTATTGGGCGGTGCCTGAACAATAGATGCATCTGAATGTGATCCTACTTGTTGATCCGTATACGACACCGTGGGAACTGAATCTCCGGTTCCATTTGAAAAAGGTTCTACCTTTGAGTAGCTTCTTGTTTGTTGCATTTGGATTCGAGGATCATAGTTGTAGACTTGCTGGGATGCCTTGTCCTGTTGAATCAATAAATCTAGATAACTCATACTCTACTTATTTATACCGCCTCTAAATCTGCGAGCCACATCTTCTCCGCATTCGTACACTCCAGTCGATGAATCTCTGCCTTCAGATCCGCCATATCCTTCTCGTGCTTGGCGATCTTCTCTGCCGTGAATGCTGACACGGGCAGTCGCATAATGTACTCGTAGCTGCCATCCACGTGCTGATACTCAAGCTCACCCAAGATGTTATCACACTCCTTGAGGCTCTTCTTCTTGAGGTTCGCCTCGGGCTCATCGCTGATCTGATCGCGGATGAACCGGACCACGTTCACATGATACGGCAGTTTCCCATTGAGTGTCTTGATCTGATGAGCACGCCGCGTCTCGTAGAGGTTGATGCGAACTGCCCAGAAGTCGCAGAGAATGTCGGTCAGCGTATCATACTTGGTGATGACACCCTTTGAATTGAAGGCGTGCATATTGGTCGTCTTGACGTTCTCTGTTAGCGACTTGATCAGCACCTTCTCATCGATGCCCTTGATCCGGATGTTGATGTCCTGATCCGTTGACGTGTCTGTGAAGTCCTTGATGCGACCCTCTGCCAACTCCTTCTCCAGCCACACGCGATAGTCAGCTGTCCAGGTGCCAGGCGGAAGCTCGGTGACCACAAACTCGTCCTTCTCCTTGCGATACACACCGACCACGCCTTCTGCAGTATACGTGCCCTTGAACCCCTCAAAGTACGGCACGAGCTGGGGATCGTTCCTCAGCGGATGCCCCGCCGTCATCTTGGAGATCAGCTTCTTCTTGATGACCTTCGGGTCGCATGGCGGAATGTTGGTAGAATACCCAGTGCCAATTCCGCGAGCACCATTGACCAGCAACATCGGCAGAACCGGTGCATACCACTCGGGCTCAACCGGCAAACCATCGTCATCACGATACTTGAGGATCTCAAAGTCCTCCTCGCGCACGATCTTGCGGATCCGCGGTTGCAGGTACGTGTGAATATAACGGGGCGATGCTGCATCCTTGCCACCCTGGATGCGAGTACCAAACTGTCCCTGGGGAACCAGCCACGGAATATTGTTGGACCCCATAAAGTCCTGTGCCATACCGACGATGGTTTCGTTCAGCGATGCCTCACCGTGATGGTAGCCCGTGTGCTCGGAGACATATCCCGCGAACTGCGCCACACGGATCTCAGTCGTTAGGTTGCGCTTGAATGCTGCGTACAGGATCTTGCGCTGTGACGTCTTCAGACCATCCATCATATTCGGGATCGAACGCTCCAGGTTGTAGTAGCTGAAGTGGATCAGGTCCTTGTGGATGAAGTCGTCATACGGGACCTTATTTCCAGCCGGCACAAGTACTGTGTGATCGTAGCCCTTGAGCCACTCCTTACGATCGTCAGCGCGTTGCTTGTTGAATGCCAGATCGATCGACTTGTCCGACTTCTCGTCATAGTCAAACTTGACTGCACTGACCTTGCTGAAGTAGTCCTTCGCCTCATCGCGCGTCGACGTACCAAGTCCCTTGTAGTACTTGACCTTCCAGCCCTTGGATCCCTCGCCAGCACGCCACTGCTCGTACTCATATTGAGAGTAGAACATCCTAGACTCCTTGCCCTTGTGCGCCTTGACAATTGGAGTTGCCATATAAGTCAGGAATCCTGGGATTGCAATAAGCTCGTGCCAGAGCTCGTGGAATAGGTTGATCAGTAGACCGCGGATGTGGCTGCCATCTAGATCCTGATCCGTCATGATCATCACCGAGCCATAGCGCAGATCCTTGACATCCGTGTACTTCTTTCCCGACGTTAGCCCGAGAATCTTCTTCAGCTCGGCAATCTCCTTAGTCTGCTCAACCTTAGAATCGCTCGTGTCCTTCACGTTCAGGATCTTACCCTTGAGTGGGTAGACACCGAAGAATCTGCGCTGCTCTTGGCTCAGACCGCTCAGTGCCATCGCCTTGGCTGAATCTCCCTCTGTCAGAATCAGCGTACACTTCGCTGACTCCTTTGTACCCGCATTCGTTGCATCGTCCAGCTTAGGGATACCCGTGATACGGCTCTGCTTCTTGCCGTCCGTCTTGCTATTCTCCTTCGTGTCCTTGGCTGCCTGCGCCTCCAAGATCCGAGGCACGATCGCCAACTTTGTCACAATCTTCTTCAGTGCATCGTCAGACAGCTTGTAGCTGGACCCGAATGCACTTGACCGAGTCGTCAGCGACTCCTTGGTCTGGCTCGTGAAACTTGGATTCTCGATCATCGATGTCAAGAAGATTGCCAAATGATCCTTGACCAGACTCGGCTTGACCTTTACCTTCTTCTTCGTCTCCAGGTACTCGACAATATGCGTCACGACCTGGTTGGTGACGGCATCAATATGCGTACCCCCCTTGGAAGTCCAGATGCCATTGACAAATGACATTGTGAACATCTTGTCTGCCGGCGTATCCGCCACCGCAATGTGCCACCGCTCATTCGGCGTCTCGTACACCACCGTCTCACATCCAAACGCCTTTGCATAGTCGGTCAGGTTCTTGCACTTGACTGCCGTTCCATTCCAGCTGATCTTCACCTCCTTTCCCAGAGTCATCGCCAGATCCCAGACACGACGCTCAATCAGGCGCTGCATCCCAGCGTCAATGTTCTCCATCCCGAATCGGGCAAAGTCGGGCTTCCACCCAACAGAGACAAGGGACTTGTGCTTAGAGGGCTTGACAATCGGCTTCTCAATCACGGTCATGTTGTTCTTGAACACCTGGGAGTAGGCGAGTCCACGGGGCTGGTCAATCACCTCCACTGCCATTTCCTTGGCAAAGATGTTGACCAGCTTGACGCCATAGCCGTTCTTGCCCCCCACCAACTTCTTCTCGTCCTTGTTGTAGTTGGCTGATGTCAGAAGCTCCCCAAAGATCATTTGAGGAATCCAGACCTTGTGCTCGGGGTGCTCGGCAACATCGATGGGCTCTCCATCGTTCGTGATGCTGAAACCCTCCGCATCGCACTTGATGGTAACTACCTTGACAGGGTTCTCAGAGTTCTTCTGGCGCAGACGAATGACCTGATCGTGGGCATTCACCAGAAGCTCATCGATCAACTTGTAGAAGCCGGGATTCACTGGGATTGTTGCTACCTTGAAGCCCTCGCCTTCCTCAGATTCCGTCCGAAGATAGACCTCCTCGGGTGCAGTTGTCACACTGCCAATGTACGTGTCGGGGAGATCCAGGATGTGCTCGCGGTGCGTCTTGCGCTGGTATGCAGTAGAAAGATCAGTCATTTTGCTCGCTGGTGAAGACAAGAATGATGACATATTTACTTCCGTTTTAAGTAGACACTTTCAGTCAGTCCACTTAAAGAATCTAATGCCTCCTAGAAAACACCTTCCTGAAGCCCCGGTGATTTTTTCACTTAGACTCCCGTCTGAAGAGAATATCCCCGTACCCGCTGGAAGTACGACGTCCTTTGTCGATGTCACTCAGTGTAGCTGGGCTGAGCCTACGCAGACCACCACTGACTATGCTGAGATCTTGTCAACCGTCGAGACGTCACGGGTTGCCGAGCGATTCAATACCGATACGATGAAGGACATTTTGGGGCGCACTCGCTCTCCTACGTATGGAGCCACATCGGCATGTATGTGGTGTTGTCATCCTTTCCCGTGGAAGGCTACTGTTCTGCCCGTCAGCTACGATGCATATGAGAATATGTACATCTGTGAGGGACATTACTGCTCTCCTGAGTGCGCCCTGTCCTATTTGTACAATGACATTGCTCTCTCCGACGTGTCTCGCTGGAGTCGCCATGCACTCCTGTCTGATCTCTACCGTAGCCTATACACCAACAAGACAATGACTCCGGCGCCTCATCGTCATATGCTTCGGATGTTTGGTGGTCCTCTGGATATTGAGCAGTTCCGTGAGTATGTTGCCAACTCCGAGGATATGATCGCTGTTCAACTTCCTCCTCTCCGGCTCCACGTTCCGACAATGAATGTCCAGGGACCCATCCGCGATGTCAAGAAGTTTGTTTCACTGTCGCAAGAGACAGTTGACAAGGCATCGAAAGAGCTTCGTCTTCGCAGGACTAAGCCGGTTCACCAGACGGGTGCTACGTTAGACAAGTGTATTACATCGTATGGCGTCATATAAAAGATGCAGTTCAATGATCTGCTCAGGACGCAAATGATGCTCCAAATGCCCGCGACCAAGAATCCATTGATGAATATGCTGGCTCTCAATGTGTTTGATATTGGTGTAAAGACGTTCCCTACTTGGTCGGCATGGGCGTCTTCATGGTGTTGCCGTCGCCGAAAGCCAGGTATGGTTAAAGAAGTTCCTGCATCAATGATGAAGACTCCTCGTGCATCCATCACATGTGAGCGAGGAAGCCAGGCACACGCCAATGCCAATAAGCCTGTAGTAGCTACAGTCTATTCTTCTAGAATGGATGCAGTGGTTTTCTTTGTGACAACTCTGCCAGCGATGAAGAGTCTGCTGGGTGTCACGAATCACGATTATCTTCCAAATGAATTTGAACCGGTCTGCCTAGACAATGATGTGTATTTCGAACTGAATGATCTCAAAATTACCGATGGTGCACCAGAAGTGATCAAGTTCAAGCTCTATTGTTACGATCATGATGTTCAGCACCTTCAGGCGTTTGTAGATAGTTGCAACTCAGACTATGAGCGCAGGATGGCAAACAAGCTGGGCGCCCACCGATACTACTTTGATCAGATGGTTCAGACCAAATCAAAGGGGTCTGTGCAGAATCCCTTACCCACTACGCACCTTGTGTACACCAAGACCAAGTTTGTTACCACGCGCACGTTTGAGAATGTATTCTTTGAACAGCGCAAACAGGTCAAAGATCGCGTCAATTTTTTCCTGGAACACCGCGACTGGTACGAGAAGAAAGGTATCCCCTACACGCTGGGCTTTATGTTTCACGGTCCGCCCGGAACAGGTAAGACATCAAGCATCAAGGCGATTGCCAATGCGGGTCGGCGTCATATCATCAACATTCAACTATCTGAAGTCAAGACCAAGCAACAGCTCCAGCACCTGTTCTTCAATGATGAGATCTACGTCTTCAATGGCTCAAATACAGAAAAGTATATCATCCCCGTGGCTGAGCGCCTCTACGTGATTGAGGATATTGATGCAATGGGTGATGTGGTTCTTCGTCGCGAGTGGAAGAAGCCCGTTGTGGAGGAGCCCAAGAAGAAGGACGATGACATCTTTGGCGATCGTAAGGAAGAGAAGGATACATTTGATCTGTCCTTTCTACTGAATCTGCTGGATGGAACCTTAGAGGCAAATGGTCGTATCATTGCCTTCTCGTCTAACTATCCTGAGCGTATCGATAAGGCTCTAATCCGCCCGGGTCGTGTAGATATGATTGTTCACTTTAAGAACTGCAGTCGCGCAGTACTGAAAGAGATGGTGAATGCGTTCTATGAGAAGGATGTAGAGATTCCAGATGATCCCAGTTTAGATGACAAGTGGTCTCCTGCGGAAGCGGTTCGGATCTTGTTTCAGAACTTTGGAGATCCCGATGCGGCAGTGGCTGAACTGGTGTCGTTGAATCCTAAAGGGCTGTACGGCATTGAGGAGTCCACAACCGATATTGTGTGTTAAAACTAAGCATTATTTGCTACTATCTGATAACAATGTATACTCTTTGTGTGGGCGCCATATTTAGAAATGAAGCTCATTGCATGAAAGAATGGCTAGAACACTACCTCCTTCACGGCGTTGAACATTTCTATCTAATTAATGATCGCAGTACAGATGAATCTGTTACTATTCTTCAGGAGTATATAGATCGGGGCATTGTTGATCTGTATTACTCGAATCGACCTATGTATTGCGGGAGACAGAGAGATGCATACGATGAGTTTATTCTCCCTCATCTTCAGGCCAAAGAAATGAGATGGCTAATGATGATCGATTTTGACGAGTTTGTTTGGTCTCCTATGGATGTAGATCTGAGAGTAGTGTTAGGATACTTGTTGCGATTCAAACAGATTCAGATAGGACAAACACTGTTTGGTTCAAACGGACATGAGGAACAACCCAAATCCGTTGTGGCTGGGTTTACAAAATACTGGAAAGACTCACCTGTAATGACGGCCTTCAAATATATTGTACAGTCTGATGCGGAGTTTGTTCGACTTGACGTACATATCGGTCGATTCGCAAGTAAGGAAATGTATGGAGATGAAACATTTATGATTGTCAATCCCGAATGGATACGACTCAATCACTACAATTGCCAATCAAAGGCATTTTGGCAGACTGTCAAGATGGCGCGTGGAGATGGCGACAACTGGAAAGTTCGTGATATGGAACTATTTAATCATTTTGATAAAAATGACATCGAAGATTCAGGGCTACTCAATCAAAATAGAGAACTATTGACAAAACTTGGATACACCAATGACAAATCTTCCTGATATTGTGTAATGGCGGTCCGGAATACGAGGTGGATTCTTATTGCAGTCTTGCTTGTCGTAGCGATCGTCTACTACTCGCGTGAACATCTTTCAAATGCACCATATGGTCTCCGAGGTCCGGCTGGACCCCCAGGAAAAGATGGAACTCCGGGACCCGCTGGACCTCCTGGCCCGCCCGGTGTTGCTGGAACAGCCGGACCCGTGGGACCTCCTGGAACTCCGGGACCCGCTGGACCTCTTGGCCCGCCCGGTGTTGCTGGTGCATCTGGTGTTGCTGGAACAGCCGGACCCGTGGGACCTCCTGGACCTCCAGGAACTTCTTCAACGCCGCCCTCGCCACCGCCTCCAGCAACCCCG